GATGCTTACTCATATACAATTGTTAAAACAGGATCAGCAGCATTCACAGTATTTGCAGCACAAACACAATTCAAATAGGAATTAGTTAATGTCATTATTATCACGCCTAGCAGTTCAAGCAGCCAGAGCTTACGGTATTTTATCGTCTAATAAAAACAATGTTTCTGCTTCTTATCTTGTTGTAGCTGGTGGTGCAGGTGGTGGAAATGGTGCTGCTGCTGTTGAAAACGGAGGTGGCGGAGGTGCTGGTGGTTATCTATCTTCTACTGCAACATTATCTACTCTTGTTACTTATAGCGTAACAGTTGGTGCTGGTGGTTCAAGCAATACAAATGGTTCTAATTCAATTTTAAGCGGAACAGGTCTTACCACAATTACATCTACTGGTGGTGGTCGTGGTGATGGAACAAATGCTGCTGCAATTGGCGGTTCAGGTGGTGGCGGAGGTGGTTTTTCACAAGGAACTGGAGCTGCAGGAACATCAGGGCAAGGAAACTCTGGGGGAAATGGTGGAACGGATTCTGGAGGTGGCGGAGGTGGAGCCTCTCAAGCAGGAGCAAATGGTAATCCTTCTTCTGCCGCAGGTGGTAATGGTTCTTCATCATCCATATCAGGCTCAAGTGTAACATACGCTGGTGGTGGTGGCGGGGCAGGAAATGCTTCTGGTTCAGGTGGTTCAGGAGGTGGCGGTGCAGGTGGTGACAATGATGGCTCTACTCCTGCAGTTGCTGGCACAGTAAACACAGGCGGCGGTGGCGGTGGTGGTAGAGGCTCTGTAAGTGAAGCAGGTGCTGCAGGTGGTTCAGGCATAGTCATCATATCTTACGCATCTGCTACACCTAAATTTGTAGGTGGCACTCTTACTACTTCAGGTGGTAACCAAATACACACATTCACATCTTCAGGCACATTAAGCCCTCTTACACCTGTAACAGCTAGTTATTTAGTAGTAGCTGGTGGTGGTGGAGCAGTTGGTAATAGAAACGGTGGCGGCGGCGCTGGTGGCTTACTTACATCTTCTACTACATTATATTCAGGTGCTACTTATGTAGTAACCGTAGGAGCTGGTGGTGCTGGTGGTGCTGGTAATGCAGGTCCAACATCTGCACAAGATGGCTCTAACTCTGTATTATCAGGCACAGGATTAACAACACTTACTGCTACAGGCGGTGGCGGAGGAGGCGGAACTAACAACCCATCAAACGGAAGGGCTGGAGGTTCAGGTGGTGGAGCTGGTGGAGATAACGCTACAGGAGCTACTGGAGGCACAGGAGTTTCAGGTCAAGGTTTTGCAGGAGGAACTTCAGCAACTGGTGGTGGTGCTGGGGGTGGAGGAGCTTCTGCTGTAGGTTCTAATGGTACAAGCAATACTGGTGGTAATGGTGGTGCAGGAACTGCATCTTCTATAAGTGGAACTTCAACTACATACGCAGGGGGTGGCGGAGGTGGAGCTACTACTACGGCAGGCACAGGTGGAGCTGGTGGTGGAGGTAATGGTGCACAAGGTTCTCCATCTACACAATTAAGAGGCGTTGATGGAACACAAAATACAGGTGGTGGTGCAGGTGGCGGGTCTAATTATGCAACTACTCCAGTCACACAAGCAGCAGGCGGTTCAGGTGTAGTTATCATCTCATACGCTGGCTCACAAGTATTTAACGGTGGTCTAGTCACATCATCAGGTGGTAATACTATCCACACATTTACAGCTACAGGTGCTTTAACACCACTTACTAATAACCTAAACAATTCTTTAAGGTTTAGAAGTAGTGCGAGTGCTTATCTAAATAGAACATTATCCACACCTACTAATAACAAAATATTTACTTACTCTGCATGGGTAAAAAGAGGTGCATTAGGTGGTAACTATGCTTTATTCTCACCAGCATCTACAGGAACAGGATATACAACATTTAGGTTTGAAAGTGATGATACAATTAATTTTCAAGAATACACAGGTTCTGCCTATAACTATCAATTAGACACAACTCAAGTATTTAGAGACCCTTCAGCTTGGTATCATTTAGTTGTTGCAGTAGATACAACACAAGGTACAGCAGCTAATAGAATTAAATTATATGTAAATGGTAACCAAGTAACAGCTTTTGCTACAGCTACATATCCTACACAAAACTTAAACCCTTTCTTTAATTCTGCTGTTGGGCATAATGTAGGTGCAAATATTTATTCAGGCACAAGAGAGCAATATTTTGACGGTTACATGACTGACATTAACTTCATTGACGGTCAAGCACTAGAACCATATTACTTCGGTAACAATGACGCTAACGGTGTATGGAAACCAATCCTATATAAAGGCACATACGGCACTAACGGTTTCTACCTAACATTTGGTAATACAACATCTACCACAACATTAGGCTACGATAGTTCACCTAACGGTAATAATTGGACTACTAACAACATTAGCTTAACAGCAGGTGTCACTTATGATGCTATGACTGATGTTCCTACTAATACAAGTGCGACTGTGGCTAATTATGCGGTAATGAATCCATTAAATAAAGATGCAAGTGCTACTTTGGTTGATGGAAATTTACGTTGTTTTGGTTCCGGTGCAACAAATAGAAATATATTTGCTACAATGTCAATTCCTTCAACTCAAAAAATATATTTTGAGGCTAATGTTGTTACTGGCACAAGTTCAGGAAATTATTTTACGCTTGGTATTGCTCCTTCTACATTAGGATTAAATACAGAAATTGGCACAGTTAGTGGTTCTTTTGGAATTAATAGTGACCAAGCAGCAATGTCTTTAAAAAGAATTTCTGGAACTGCAACAAGTTATGGTGCTGGAACTAGCTATGCTACAAATGATATTGTTCAAATTGCAATAGACCAAGCTAATGGAAGATTATGGTTTGGGAAAAACAATACTTGGTTTGATAGTGGAAACCCTTCTGCTGGTACAAACCCAGCCACATCAACACTATCAACTTCTGTAGAATATTTTCCTTGTGCTACATTTTATCAATCAACTCCAGTTTTAGCTTTAAACTTTGGACAAAGACCATTTACATACACACCTCCTACAGGCTTTGTAGCTATTAACACATTTAATCTACCTACCCCTACTATATTACAGGGTAATAAGTATATGGATGCAACGCTATGGACAGGTGTTGGTCCAGCATCACAAGTTATAGTAAACCAAGCACAATTTAAACCTGATTTAGTATGGGTAAAAAATAGAAGTTCTACAAGAAAACATAACTTATATGATTCTGTAAGAGGAACTTCAAAGAGATTAGTGTCTAATTCTACCGCAGCAGAGGACACAGTTGCAGGTGTTACAGCCTTTAATTCTAATGGTATGACACTTGGTGATGAAGGTGATGTAAATGCAAACGGACTTACTTTTGTAGGATGGCAATGGCAAGCTGGACAAGGCTCAACATCATCTAACACACAAGGAACTATTACAACAACAACCTCTGTAAATACAACTGCTGGATTTAGTGTATTTACATTTACAGGAACTGGAGCATCTAGCGCTTCTATTGGTCATGGTTTAGGTATTGCACCTAAATTTATAATATTTAAACAAAGAAATGGAGTTGCTAGTTGGAATGTTTTAACAAATGCTGCTGGTTCTAACCAATATGGATTTTTAGACTTAACTACTGCTTTTGCTGCTGCTGGTGAAACATGGACTTCTACTGTAATTAACATAGGAGCTAATTTTACAAATGGTTCTACTTATGTTTGTTATGCTTGGGCAGAAATAGCAGGGTTTAGTAAATTTGGTTCTTACACAGGTAATGGTAGTGCTGATGGTCCGTTTGTTTATACAGGATTTAGACCTGAATTTGTGATGATTAAAAATAGTGGTGGTGGTGCAACTTCATCATTACAAGGTTGGATTATGATGGATACATCAAGAAGTCCTTTTAATCAAACAGCAGATGCTTTATTTGCTAATAATTCAAATGCAAGTAATTCTGGAACTTCTTATGCTATTGATATTTTATCAAATGGTTTTAAAACTAGAGGAACAGATGGTGCTGTTAATGAATCTAGCGCAACATATATATACATGGCATTTGCAGAGCATCCCTTTAAGATTAGTAATAGTCGATGAGAACTAGAAAACCAAGAAAAGACTTAACTAATTATGAGAATGACCATTGCATAGCATTAAGGTCAGAAAAAGCTTGTTTTTGGGTTATTAAATGTAAATATTGTGGAGGTGAACACGAACAAACATCTCGTGAAATTCAAAACAATGCAAAAACAAGACAATGTGAAACATTTAAACCTCATAATTGGTCAGGTCTTGAAAGAGAAGATAATATCATGCGCAAACAGTATGGTATATCTACTCAACAATTTGCAGAATTATTAGAGTTTCAAGGTGGTGGATGTGCTATATGTGCTAAACCTATTGAAAATATAAGACGCAGAATGAATATAGACCATGACCATGAAACAAATACAGTTAGAGGTATATTATGCACAGGATGCAACACAGGGATTGGACATTTAGGTGATAATATAGAAGGACTAAAAAGGGCATTGTATTATTTAGAAAATACACCCTTTGATGAATATTTAAACAAGGAGTATAACTTTGGCACATTTCGCACAACTTAACGAAGAAAACATAGTAACACAAGTAATTGTAGTTGCTAACCAAGACACAGCCGATCAAGACGGTGTAGAGAACGAAGCAATTGGTATTGCTTTCTGCACTAACTTACTCGGTGGCAATTGGAAACAAACATCTTACAATGGCAACATCCGTAAGAACTATGCAGGTATTGGTTACAAGTATGATGCTACTTTAGACGCATTTATCCCACCACAACCATTTGCTTCATGGACATTAGATGAGACAACAGCACAATGGGAAGCACCTACTCCATATCCTAATGACGATAAAAGATATACATGGGATGAAGAAACTACATCTTGGGTTGAAGTAGCAGAATAATGTTTGGCATAACCTCCTTTGCTGAAACCTCCTTCAGCACGTTAGGTAAGATAGGAGGTATAGTATTAGCCTCTGCTCAAATAGATGCAGACGCAACGGTTACAGCTAATGCTAATGCGATAAAACCATTTAGTGCTGCTATTACAGCAGACGCTACTGTTACAGGTAATGCAACAAGAATTAGATTAGATAGTGGTTCTATAAATGGAACTGCTGACATAAGTGCTGTTTACTTACGCATAAGAGATGGATCAGGTTCTATTACAGGTGACGCTACTGTAACTGCAATAGGATCATTTGAGATTGCAGGTTCAGCAAGTATTACTGCTAATGGTCAAGTAGAACTTAACTATATACTTATCAGAACAGACTCTGCAAGTATTACAGGCACAACAACTGTATCTTGTTTAGCAGGTTATGAAGTAAGTGGCGAAGGACAAATATTCGCAGATGCCTCTGTATATTGTTTAGGTGGCATTATAACAGGTTCTAGTGCATCTATCACACCTATAGCAACAGTTACAGCAAACGGAGTAATACAAGGTGATGAGTGGAATCCTGTCACCGCAGGAAATGAAGTATGGACAGATACAACCCCTAGTGTAGATGTATGGACAGAAGTCGCACAAGGAACTAACACATGGTTAAGACAAGGATAAAAGATGGCAAAAACCAAAATTTCAGAATTTAGTGCAACCGCAGCAGATAATACCGATATTACTAATATCAATATTGCTGAAGGATGTTCACCAGCTAACGTAAACAATGCTATACGTTCTCTTATGGCTTTACTTAAAGACCAACAAGCAGGAACAAGCAGTGATCCATTTACAGTAGCAAACACATTAACATCTTCTGGTACATTAGCAGTAACAGGTGGACTTACATTAGACGGTTCAGCTGGAACATCTGGTCAAGTATTATTATCAGCAGGTTCTGGTAATACGCCTACATGGGGTAATGCGTTTGTAGCTGGTATGATTATGTTATGGTCAGGTTCATCTTCAACTATCCCTAGTGGTTGGTTATTATGTGATGGATCTAACTCAACACCTGACTTACGCAATAGATTTGTAGTAGGTGCTACATCTACTTACGCTGTAGGTGCTACTGGTGGTAGTGCAGATGCTATCGTAGTAAGCCATACTCATACTGCAACAACAGCTAGTACATCTCTTACAGGTGAAATTACTAACCAATATGCTAACGGTTCAAACAATGGTGGTACATCTGGCGTATTCTCACAATCTAATTACAACGTAGATGGTGACGGTGGCGAAAGTCGTGCTGGTAGAACTATTTTCTTTGATGGTTCTCATGGTCACACAACAACTATTAGTTCAACAGGTTCAAGTGGCACTAATGCTAACTTACCTCCATACTACGCACTCTGTTATATTATGAAGGCTTAATATGCCTATACAACGCATAACATTTAAAGAATGGTTACCTGACCAACCTTCTGTATTAGAAGCGGTATCAAAAGCTAATAATGTTATTCCATTAGCTGTAGGATATGGTCCATTTAAATCAGCAGTAAATTATTCAGGTGACGCATCTGAAAACTTAACCAACGTATTTGCTACTAAAGTAGATAATGACGTATCTGTATTTGCAGGTGGTCTTACTAAATTATATAAGCTAGACGGTGCAGATTTATCACTAGATGACGTATCTAAATCAGGTGGCTATACAGGTATCAATAGATGGCAATTTGTTCAGTTTGGTAACTATGCACTTGCTACTAATGGCTCTGAAAAAATACAATACTATAATGTAAACTCATCTACATTGTTTGCAGATTTAGCTGCAGCAGCTCCTATTTCTAAATACATTACAGTAGTTCGTGACTTTGTAGTAGGTGCTAATATAGGTGCAGGTACATATCCTTCAAGAGTTCAGTGGTCAGATATTAATGACCCTACCGATTGGACAGCAGGAGGTGCATCACAATCAGATTTCCAAGATATTCCAGATGGTGGTGACATTACTGGTATCACAGGTGGCGAGTTTGGTATTATATTTCTAGAAAAAGCCATTGTTCGTATGTCATATATTGGCTCACCATTGTTTTTCCAATTTGACACGATTTCACGAAACATTGGCTGTATAGAAGGTGGTTCTATTGCACAATATGGTGGTATTACATACTTCCTATCAGATGATGGATTCTATTCTTGTGATGGTCAAAACATCATTGGTATTGGTTCAGAAAAAATAGATAGATACTTTTACTCTAACGCTAACATTGGCGACATTGACTCTATATCAGCAGCAGTTGATCCAGAACGTAATTTAGTTATTTGGAATTACACAACAGTCTCTGGTAACAGATCTTTACTTATCTATAACTACGAAACTAAAAAATGGTGTGAAGCTGATACAGACGTAGACTTCTTATCTACATTAGCTACTTCAGGTACATCTTTAGAATCAATAGACTCTGCATACAATGTCACAGCAGGTTCATTTACAGTAGGTAAACAATATACAATTAGAAGTGTAGGAACTACAAACTATACACTTATAGGTGCAGTAGCTAACACAGTAGGCGTATTATTTACAGCTACAGGCGTAGGATCAGGAACAGGTGTTGCTGTAGATATGGCAGCAAGTGCAGCAGCTCTTAAAACTGTAGATACATTAACTACTACACTAGACGATAGACTTTATAAAGGTGGTAAGTTCTTATTCGGTGGTGTTCGTGATGCTAAAATTGTAACATTTACAGGCGTATATGCTACAGCTACTTTAACTACTAATGACCTAGAATATGGTTACAACTCTGTAGTCACACTAATTAGACCATCTGTAGACAATGGATCAGCAACTATACAAATAACAAGTAGACGTATGTTAGATGATACTATTACATACTCCACATCTAAAACTACAGACCAAGAAGATAGATGCTCTGTAAGAAGTGCAGGTCGTTATCATAGAGTAAGTTTAACACCTACAGGTGCTAACTGGTTCTCTGCAATTGGAATGGATATAGAATACTCTGAACAAGGAACTAGATAATGTCTAGAGATATGTATCGTAAATTAGCTTGGACAGGTGGTGATCCAAGACAAGTTGCAGAAATTGTAAATAACCTTGTAGAAGGTAAAAGTAACAATACAGGTGAAATTACTTTAGCTACAGGAAATGCTACAACTACCACAATATATGATGAAAGAATAGGTTATAATAGTATTATATTATTAACACCTATTAGTGTTGCTGCTGGTAGTGATGCTGTTCCTTATGGTGCATTTCAAAGTTTAGCTGACCAAACTATAGCATCTACAACAACTGCTTATGCAATGACATTAGATACTACAGATTATTCTAATGGTGTTTATTTTTCTAATAGTTCAAGAATGAACGTAAGAAATGCTGGCACATATAATTTTCAATGGTCAGGACAGTTTGTAAATACAGATACTCAAATACAAGATGTAAGTGTATGGTTAAGAAAAAATGGAACAAATATTGCAGGATCTGCAGGATTTATTTCTGTTCCTAATAGTCATGGTGGTACAGACGGACATATTATTGCTGGATGGAATTACTTTTTAGAGCTTGCTGCTAACGACTATATAGAACTATATTGGTATGCTACAAGTACTAATGTTAGTTTGCAATTTTTAGCGGCAGGAACAAATCCTACTAGACCATCTACAGCATCACTTATTACCACTTTAAATTATGTATCACCTTCAGCATCTACTAATGTATATGTAAGTGCTAGAAGTAAAGGTCAAGCAACACTAAAACATTTTGCAAACAATACAGCAGATAAAACATACGGATATATTATAGTAGGATGATTTTACATTATATACCTAAAGATCAATTACGTCAACATTGGGAATACATTAGACACGGTTTAGAAATAGTCAGGTCTAAAGGTCATACAGATTATATAGCTGAAGACGTATATTGTGATTGCTATGAGCAACGGTCTATGTTGTTCATTGGTATTGTAGACAATAAACCAGTAGGATTCGTAGTACTTCAACCAATCGGAAACAGGCTTCATGTATGGGCTGCTTGGTCATTACTTAATGATGAAACACTCTTTACACAAGCATTTCAAGAAATACAACAAATAGCAAAGCAAGGCGGTAAGACTAAAGTTACATTCAATTCAGAAAGACGTGGATGGGAACGCAAGGCAAGGCAAATGGGATTTAAACCACAAACATGGGAATTTACACTTTAAGGAAAGCAAGATGAAATTATTTGGTTTTGATTTAGGATATAACAATTCATTAAAAGATAAAATGTATTGGCTTATTACAGGCTTTATGACTCGTAATGGATTTATGTTATGGGGTGGAGGCGGTGGAGGTCCACAAACATCTGAAAGTAGAAGTGAACTAGATCCTACTGTAAGACCATTTGTAGAATTTGGTTTAGGTGAAGCTAAAAACTTATATCAAACAAGAACACCTGAATACTTTGCAGGTCAAACATATGTTAGCCCATCTGCTCAAACAGAATCTGCATTAGCACAAGCTGAAGCACAAGCAAGAGCAGGAAGCCCACTTACAAGTGCAGCACTTAATCAACAATTAGGCACTGTACAAGGTCAATATCTAGGTGCTAATCCATACTTCCAAGCTGCTATGCAACCAGCTGTTCAAACAGCTACACAAGCTTATAACGATGCTATTAAACAAGCTCAAGGTTCAGCATCTATGGCTGGTCGTTATGGTTCTAATGTATCTGCAGACTTACAAAATAGAGCTGCTGGAACTTTAGCTACAACTTTGGCTGGTAAAGCGGGTGAACTTGCATATCAAAACTATGCTAACGAAAGAGCACGTCAAGAAGCAGCTGCAGTACAAGCACCTCAACTAGCTCAAGCTAGATTCCAAGATATTAACCAACTTATGAATGTTGGTCAAGTAAGAGAAGACTATTCACAAAAAGCTCTTGAAGATCAAATTGCTAGATTTGAGTTTGAACAAAACAAACCATACACAAAACTACAAGCTTACTTGGGAGCTGCATACGGTGCTCCAATGGGTCAAGTTACTAAAACCACTCAATCAGGTGGCGGTGGCAAGATTGTATGTACAGCTATGAACGCTGAATATGGCTTTGGTAGCTTCCGTAATGCTATTTGGTTAGCACAATCTAAAGATTTAGATCCAGCATACGAAAAAGGTTATCACAAACTATTCTTACCATTAGTAAACTATGCTTACAAAGCAGGTGAAAAGAATACCCTACAACGCATTTTAAGGGGTGTTTTAGAGCATATCGCAAGACATAGGACTGCTGATATCTGGAAACAAAAAAGAGGTAAAAACAGAGATACTTATGGCATGATTTATCGTGCTATTTTAGAACCTATTTGCTATGTAGTAGGAAAGGTAGCTAAATAATGTTTAAATATTTTAATCCCATATGGATTATTAATAACTTTTTACAACCATCTCTTGGTCCAGAAATTTTAGTTCCAGCAGCTATCGGAGCTGTAGGCTCTGCTGCAATGGGCAAAAGTCCTGTTACTGGTGCATTACTTGGTGGTGCTACTGGTGGTATTTTAGGTGGTGCTGGTGGTGTTGGTGGTAATTTATTTTCAGGATTTAAGAGTGCATTACCTTCTGCTACTGGAACTGGTGTTCAGTTAGGTTCTACAGCTGTAAATCCTTCATTAGCATTAAACGCTGTAGATGACGTAGCACTTCAAAACGCATTTAATACTTCACTTCCTACAAATGTAATTGGTGGTGCTGGTCAGGGAATAAACATTAGCCCATATCTTAATGTAGCTGATGATGGTTTAGGATTTGCTGCATCTGGTGCACCTGCTACTGGAATTCCATTATCATTTTCTTCTACACCAAATCCATTAACAATAGATCCTAGAAGAATGGTTGTAGATACACCAATTACATTCGGAGAAAGAGTTTCTGATTTTGGCTCTAATTTTATACCTAATACTGTATCATATGCTCAACAAAATCCTATGATGGTATTGGGTGGTGGGCAATCACTTTTAAATATTAGACAACAAAATGAAATGGCAAATCAACAAAGATTAAGAAATGCTGTAGCATCAGCTCCACCAATTAGACAAGGTCAATCTGGTCCAATGGCTGGCAATCTTTTACAAGTTAGAAGGATAGGATAATCATGGAAGATATTCAAGGATTACTAGACACATTATTTCTTACAAGACAAAGCCCTGTTGCAGGTCTTTTATCTAAAGAAGAACAAGATAGACTTAAAACACAACAGCTAATTGGAACTGGTGTTGGGTTAGCTACTGGTATTGCTTCTAACTGGAATCAAGGTCCACTTGGTGCAGCTTTAGGCGGATTTACAGGTGCAACTACAGGAAGACAAGCTCCTATTGATTTTGCAACTAGAAACTTTATGACTCAAACAGAATTAGCTAACCTTATGCAAAATATTCAAAAAGGTCAGTTTGAAAATAGAAGATTTGCAAGAGAAGAGTTTGGCACTTTAGGATTGATAAATAAATATCCACAATTCCAAAATTTAATTTTGGCAAATCCATCTGAAGGTGTTAAAGCTATAGCTGCTACAGATCCATTATTTAATAAAGATGTTAATTTGTTTGCTAAATCTATTGATAAATCACCTGACAAATGGACTCCTCAAGACTTTACAAACTTTAATGTTTATAGTCAATTGCCTACATCTGCAGATGCTGTTAAAGAAGAAGTTAGTCGTGCAAGAGCTTCATTTGAAATAGCTGGTTTAAAACCATTTGAAAAAATAAACACAAAAGAAACATTTTTAAAATCACTTTCATCTACAGGTATACCTCAAGGTCAACCTGCAGGTACACCTCAAGCTCAACCTTCAGGAACACCTCAAGCTACCACTCAAGGTAAGCCTTCAACTGGATTTAAACAACCTGAAAAAGAAGTTAAAGTAGGTATTCCTCTTATTGAAAGTTCTGCTATATCTCCCAAGAATAGAGAACAACTGCTTATTGAGCAACCTAAAGCTACTGCAGCTACAGAATATGCTTTAGGATCTACAAGAAGAATTAGAAATACTGTAAATAGAATTTTGGATAATCCAAAGTTTTCATCAGCTTTTGGCGTGGATGGAGCATTGCTTTCATATATTCCTGATACTGAAGCTGCAAGTGCTGCTGCAGAATTAGAAACACTTAAGAACCAATTGTTTACAGAAGGTATTACAGATATGAGAAATGCTTCTCAAACTGGTGCTGCAGTTGGTAACGTTACAGAAAAAGAAGGTAGCAGATTTGAAAACCTTCGAGGCTCTTTACAACAAAAGAAAAAATTTAAAGATATTGTTTCTGAATTAGAAAGAATTGATAAAGAACTTGCATTGGCTGAAAATCGTATTTCTAATGCTTATAATAGAACATACAGACCAGCTGACTTTATTGTAGATCCATTATATGCTCGTGGCTCTTATAAAGCACCAACATCAGCTAGAGATATCCCATCAAATACCCCTTCTGGTGGTAAAGGAAATTGGGGAATTAGGGAATTAGGGAGATAATATAATGGCTAGATTTGAAATAACTGCTCCAGATGGTAGATTATTTGAAGTTACAGCACCAGAAGGTGCATCTCAAGCTGAAGTATTAGCTTATGCACAACAAAATTTTGGTCAACCCACACAACCATCTATTGGTCAAAAAGCATTAGGTGTTGGTGAGGCTGCACTATCTGCAGGAACTGGTGTTTTAGGTCAACTTGTAGGTAATGTTGCTGGTGTAGGTAGAGAAGTATTAACTGGTGACTTTGGTAAAGGAACTGCTGAAAAAACTGCTGCAAATGTTCAGCAAGCACTTACATATCAACCTCGTGGTCAAGTTGCTCCAGAATACTTACAAAGCGTACAAAATGTTGTAGAAGCATCTAAAATAGCACCTACACCAATTACTGGTGCTGCTAATATTGGTTTTAGAACAAAAGCTAAAGTGCCTCTTGCTTCAGATATTAAACAACAAGCAAGTAATCTATACAAACAAATAGATGATGCTGGTGTGCTTATTAAAACAGAGCCATTCAATGAATTTGTTAATAGAATTAAAGTTGATATTGGTAGTAAAGTTCGTGAAGCCAGAAATCCTAAAATTGTAGATGCTATTAGAGAATTAGATGAGGCTACAGGATCTCCTAAAACATTACAAAAAATGCAAGACTTAAGAGAAAGTATTTCTAGTCTTAAGATGTCTTCAGAACCTTCTGACAGAATGTTTGCTGGAAAAATTGTAGAACAACTAGATGACTTTATGGAAAAGATAGATACAACAAAACTTGTATCTCCAGCTAAAGGTGATTTAGAAGCTGTTAAGTTAGTTCCACAAGCTAGAAACTTATGGAAACAAGCTAGAAAATCAGAATTGCTAGATGAGATTTATAGAAATGCTGGTATCAAAGCTACTGATCCATTTGACGATGTTGCATTTTCTACAAAATTAAGAGCTGAATTTAAAAACCTAGCTACTAACAAAAACAAACTTCGTGGATTTAGTGCTGAAGAAGTTAAAGCTATTGAAGACGCTGCTAAAGGTGGCAAGATTGAAAACGCATTACGATCATTTGGCAGACCAATGCAAGGGTCAGTGTTGCAAGGACAAAATGTAGCTTCTTTAAGTATTCCAGCTTTAATTGGCTTTAAAATTGGAGGTCCACTTGGTGCAGGTATAGGTGCAAATGTAGTTCCTGCATCCAAAGCAATATCTAGAAGAGTTGCTGGTACATTAGGAAGGCAAAACTTACAAAATGTAATTGACACTATTAAAACTGGTGGTCAACCATATTCTGGTATTAATCTTATACAAGGTAGTACAGCACCACTAAATGCTGCTGGATTATTAGCACCGTACATGACCAATCCTGAAGATTATAAGAGTCTTCTATGATTGAATGGCACGATTTATACCTACCTCCTATTAACTTATATAATGCTCCGAAAGGATAAGATGGTGAAGTCAGACGTAGAATCAAAATTAAGTACGCATGAAGAAGTATGTGCATTGCGTTACGAACAAATAAATGCAAGACTAAAAAGATTGGAACAAATCCTTTTAGGTACAGCAGGCTTTATTATTGTGTTTCTATTAACTCATAGATTTATGTAAAACGAATGAAAACATTATATAAAATATTAAGTTGGACAGTTATTGTTTTACTTGTTTTATTTATGATTCATACTGCACATGCAGAAACCACAACTATTAACTATAAAGGTCAACCACCACCGAGTGCCATTAGCCCTTCTATAAGTGCTTTTAGCCAAGACGTTTGCCTTGTTCCTGTTAGTGGTTCTGTATCTAGCACACTGTTTGGCGTAAGTGGTGGCTCTGGCTATAAAGATGAGAACTGTGAACGTATTAAACTAGCTAAAACTCTTAATGACTTGGGTCTTAAAGTAGCTGCAGTATCTATTCTATGTCAAGATAATAGAGTATTTGAAGCTATGTTACAAAGTGGCTCACCATGTCCTATAAACGGTTCTATAGGTGATGCTGCTAAACGTGGTTGGTATGAATTAAAACCTGATACATTTAAGAAACTATATGGTCAAACATTTACAATACCGATTGTTCCTGACGAGCCTATTACTACTTCTACAAGGAAATAATGCTTATGCTTGGTACTGCACTTATACACCAACTCAAGAAGGTTATATGTCAAACCTTTATTGCTATGGTATCGAAAACGAAGTGGCTGTTAGGGATTATTGGTGCGTTTCTTATAGACCAGATGATCCGATTTGTAGTGTATATCAAACCCCTACTTGCACAGATGCTGTTGAAAGCCAAAGCAATGCTTGTCCGTTACCTCATTATAGCGGTGTTGTTAATCAAAGCAGAACTTATAGTTGCTCTACGCAAAGCTGGACAGCTTGGACAGAAACTTCTAACAATTGCACGCAAGATCCTCCAACGTGTCAAACAAGCACTGAAACTAGACAACTAACCTGTCAGGAAGATTATGTAGGTTCAATCACAGAGACAAGGATGTCATCCTGTCCTGACCCTTACGGAAGTCCTGTATGGGGTGCTTGGGTAGAAACCACAAACACATGTGTTAAGAGTGCTACAAACGTCACCAACGTGACTTCTCCAGTTAGCCCTAGCTCACCCCTTAATCCAATAAATGATCCGCCTATAAGCGTTCCTGTAGCTCCTGCAGTTGCTCCAGATATTTCATCTAGCCCTGTCGAAGTTAAGGTTGAACAACCAAAACAGGAAGTTAAAAGCGAGCCAAAAGCAAAAGAAGACAGTCCAAAAGAAACACCAAAGGCTGAACAAAAGAGTGATAGCAAGGATAGTCCTAAACTTGACGTACCAAAGGGCAAGCAACTTGTACATGGTTTTGGCATAGTCCTTTCGTTAGAAATATTGAATAAACCTATTATACAACAAATTGAATTAACAGACGCATTTAAATTTGAACAGGAGATAAACAGTGAGTTCGGAAGAAACCAAAACCTTCAGCTTGAGCTTATCCAGCTCGGCACTTCTCAAGATGATTTTAATAGCATTGCCAATAGTAGCTGGAGGAGCTTACGCAGGCATAACTTTTTACAACAAGATGGTTTCGGCAATTGATGCTGTAGACAGTCTTGATCTAGCACCTATTGAGTCAAAACTTAATGGTTTAGAAATACAACTTAAAGCTATTAATGAAAGACAATACCAACTATCAGAATCTATCATGAAGGCTTCTGAAAAGTCTTCAGACGCTATTGCAAACTCTCGTGAAACCTCTGCTATGGTATCAGGTTTACGCAAAGAGTTAGAAGCTACTGTCAACGCTATGGACGATAAACTAAATACAGTTAAACGTGCATCTATGAATCCACTTTCAAAATGACATTCATTACAGAGAATAATATAGCGAATCTATATTCAGCTCTTATAGAGATGCCCATTTTTGACGAATACAAACTACCACCAGCATCTAAAGTAGATTTTGTTATAACAAATGACATGGGTATCTGTGGAGAATATCAACCTCCAGAATCAGGTGAACCTCATATCATTACAATAAGCACAGCAAGACATTCACACTTGTATCCTGTTTTAATTACTTTATGTCATGAAATTATACATATGTGTGTTTATTTAGAATCACCTAAAACAGAAAAATATACAAGTCACAAAGGTTTATTTTTAAAATTACAAAAACGTGTAGCCAAAGAATTTGGCTTTGACCCAAAGGAGTTATAAGTGTTCTCATTATTATCATCAGTATTAGGATTTGCTACAGCAGGTCTTCCAAGCATTTTAGGTTTTTTTCAGCAAAAAGGCGATCAAAAGCATGAACGTGATATGGCTAAACTACAGAACGAACAGCAAATGGCTATGGCTCAAGCTGGATTTGCATCTCAAGAAAAGATTGCTGCTATTGAACTAGAAGGAACGTACGCAGAAACGTACGCACAAGAACGTGAAGCATTATANCAACACGATGCTAAACTTGTAGAACAATCATCACAATGGGTTAAAACTCTTAATGCCTGTGTAAGACCTATTATTGCATTTACATTTGTAGCGTTACTTGTATTTGTAGATATAGCAGGTTTCTGGTGGGCAGTACATTCAGGTGCAGACTTTGGTACATCTATGGACATTATATTTAGTTCAGAAGAAATGTCTATTGTAGGGTCAATCATTGGCTTTTACTTTGGTTCTCGCACTTGGGAAAAGAAACGTGAAAGTATCTAAAGAGGCTATAAAGTTAATTAGACATCATGAAGGCGTTCGTAATAAGCCCTATCGTTGTCCTGCTGGCTTGTGGACTGTTGGTGTTGGTCATCTTATCGGCGATGGTAAATCATTGCCTGAATCTTGGAATAGAACTTTTACAAATGAGGAAATAGATGCAATTCTTAAACGAGATCTCAATCGCTTCGAGTTGGGAGTACGCAAGATGCTACCTAACGTGCCTCTTCGACAACATGAATTTGATGCTTTGGTCAGCTTTTGCTTTAATTTGGGTCTTGGATGCTTTCAGCGTTCAACCATCCGTCAAGCGTTGCTTCGTGGCGATAAAGAAGCGGCTATGGAATCGCTAATGAAATATTGTCGGGCTGGTGGAAAGATATTAAAAGGCTTACAAAACCGTAGATTAGATGAAAGACGACTATTTCTTGGTGTATAATAAGTAATCTCAACACTAGAGACTACTATGAAAATTTTAATGATTGATATAGAAGTATCCCCAAATACAGCTCATGTATGGGGAATATATGACCAAAACATATCTATTAACCAGCTTCTAGAATCGTCCTATACACTTTGTTATGCAGCTAAATGGTATGGTGAATCAAAGATTATGTTTGACTCTATACAAAAGTCTGGTAAAAAGAAAATGCTAGAATCTGTGCATAAGCTTTTAGATGAAGCTGATGCAGTCGTTCATTATAATGGCTCTAGGTTTGATATACCAATACTCCAGAAAGAGTTTTTATTGCAAGGTATGCCACCTCCAGCACCTGCAAAACAAATAGATTTGTTACAAGTAGCAAGAAGACAGTTTAGATTTGTTTCTAACAAACTAGACTATGTATCACAAGCTTTAGGATTAGGAAGTAAGACAGAACATGAAGGTCATACATTGTGGGTTAAGTGTATGAATAATGATCGTAAGGCTTGGAAGACTATGGAAGAATACAACAAGAATGACGTTGTGCTTCTAGAGAAAGTCTATGATAAGTTTAAAGCATGGATTAAATCACATCCTAATCATAATGCGTATACTGCAAACACTGTATGTCCAAATTGCGGATCACGCAAATTAAATAAACGTGGCACTCAAGTTAGTTTATCTAGAGTTTATCAACGCTTTCAATGTCAAGGATGCGGTTCATGGAGCAGGTCAGTGAAGTCAGAACAAGTCACAAAAGAATCGGTTATCAGCATATAAGGAAAATTATGAATATTCAACAATTATGTGAGCATATGATTGGAAAACAGATCGTAGAAGCAGAAGCTTACTACGGTGAAGACGTGCTTATTATAATGTTAGATGACGGAAGCCACATCGAAATCAGTGGTGATGGGCTTTCCGTTTATTCAGAAGTACCAGAACTAGACGATTAGTCGTCTACCATTTCTAGTCTTTGTAATTGAGCAGTAATCTCTGGAGGATTAATTGCCTCTTCATCCTTCATTACATCAATCAATCTGTCTTTGTACCATTCAGACTTCTCTAAATCTTCCTGTGGGTTATTCTTGAAAGGATATCTTAAGTCATATTGA